CAAAGCTTTTACAAAGACAGGGAATATCAATCCCTCAAAGATAAAGATGGTTTAATGCTCAAGTATTTTACGATTATAGCTATCTTACTTGTAGCATTGACTACTCTATTTGTTTATGTATTGCTCACCAGACGTAACAGCATCAATAGGCTAAAGCAATTTGCTAATGCTACTTTTGAAGCCATTCTTATCCATAACAAAAGCATCATTATGGAAGTGAATGACCAGCTGTGCAAACAAACTGGGTATAGTAGAGAAGAATTAATCAATAAAGACTACCGAGATGTGAATCTGGTCAAGCTTTCGGAAGGAACTAAGAAAGCCATCAGGGGTGTGGAAATAGCTCACTATGAAGGAATACTTGTTCATAAAGACGGTACTGAAATCGAAGTAGAAGTAATGTCCAGACCCTTCCCCTATCGTAACAAAATGATGCGTGTAGTTGCCATCCGAGATATTACCGAACGCAAGAAATACATCAATGAGCTTTTGGAAATTAACCGTCAAAATCACGAACTAATTGCTACTAAGGACAAGCTATTTTCCATTATAGCACATGACCTGAGGAATCCCTTTAATGCTATTATCAACTTTAGTAATATGCTAAAAAAGGATATCAAAGCTTTTAATGATGAAGAGTTGATGGAAGTGATATCTATGATTCACGATTCCTCACAATTTGCACATAATCTGCTGAGTAACCTTTTGGATTGGGCAAGGATACAGACTGGAGCTTTGTCTTTGAAGGTTAAGAAAATGCTCTTGGCTACGCAGGTTAATTACGTTTTGGATATCATCAACGGCAGTGCTGCTAATAAACAAATAACTATTAAGACAGATATAGAGAAAAACTGCCATGTTTATGCCGATGTTCATATGCTGCGCACAGTCCTGCTCAATCTGCTTTCTAATGCTGTCAAATTTACTCCTGCAGAAGGTGTGATTGCACTTGTAGCTAAGCAGGAAGAACAATTTACCATTATCGAAATCTCGGATTCAGGAATGGGAATCAGTGTGGAAAGAATTGCCACTTTATTTGACCCTGAAAGCACAAAATCTACGCAAGGCACAAACAAAGAGCAAGGCACTGGATTGGGTCTAATGATTTGTCATGAATTGATAAGCAAACACGGTGGCACTATTGAAGTGCAAAGCATTGAGGGTTCAGGAACAACCTTTGTTATAAAGCTTCCCATTCCAGACAGTGATAATGCTTAAACCTATCGCTTAAGCAACTGCTATTTCTTGTTATCGTCTTTTATCAATTCCAGTGTCTGAACCAGTTCATCTTTACTAAAAGGCTTTGATAAGTATTCAGAGCACCCGGCTCGAAGAAACTTTTCTTTATCTCCCAGCATCGAATAAGCTGTCACGGCTACTATTGGTATTTTCTTATAAGACTTTATTTTACGTAATTCACTTAAAACCTCAAACCCACCTATCCCTCTGGGTAGATTGATATCTAAAAACACCATGTCATAGACCTTCTGCTGAAATAACTGCAAAGCCTGTTCACCTGTTTCCGTGTATTCAAGCTCTACTAAACCCTTGAGCATCTTTTGAATCAAGACAAAACTGATGTGGTCATCGTCTACTAAAAGAACCAAAGGCTTTTTCTTAAGATGAATAGCTTTGGCTGTGCCATCGGGATTCAAGTCATCACCTTCTGAGCATATATCTGGATTCCTTTGGATACTGATGTCTTCAGGAAAACTGATGGTAAAGGTAGAACCCATTCCTACTGTGCTTTCTAAGGCTATTTTTCCACCCAAAAGCTCAATGTACTTCTTAGTAATCGTCAAGCCCAGTCCTGTACCCTCAAAAGACCTGTTGTAACCTTCACTAACCTGTCGGAAGGCATCAAATATGACACTCTGCTGCTTTTCTGGTATTCCAATGCCGGTATCTGTCACTTTTATCTGTATTTCATGTCCGGAGATGGTTTGTTCTATACACAGACGGACAGTAACTTTGCCACTGTCTGTGTATTTAATAGCATTATTGATAAGGTCATTTACGATGTGTTCCAGTAACCTGGCATCCGTGTCTATGAAGATTTCATCACATTGTGAAGAGTAGGTCAAATTCAGTTTTTTAGCTTTTGCTACAAGGTCAAAGAGCTTGACCCGCTCTATCAGAAAACAGTTCAGTTCAAAGATTTCATTGTGGATTTCCTGCTGATTGGCTTCAATGCGAGATAAATCCAGAATCAAGTTCAGCGTATGCAGCAGTCTTTTGCCAGAAGTATTGATGGTCAAAGCCATTTCTTGAGTTTCTTCTTCGTGCAGCATATTGGAGAGTAACTCAGAATAACCCAATATACCAACCAAGGGAGTACGAAGCTCGTGGCTCATATTTGCCAGAAAAGTGGATTTAACACGGTTCATTTGCTCAGCTTCTTCTTTGGCTTTTATCAATTCCTGTTCATTCTTCCTGATTTGAGCTTCTGCTCTGAGACGCTCTCTATTCAGCAAAGCAAGAGCAATCTGGTCTGCAAGCTGGCAGGCAAAGGAAATCTCATCATCTTCCCATGTGTGCTCTTGTTCTAACATTTCAAAACCGATAATGCCAAGTCTTTTGCCTTCACCACGGATAACAGCATCTAAAAGTGCTGTGACTCGATTGGGTTTAATATATGAATCTTTGTATGATTCTGTTCGTTTATCATGCAGAGGGTCATTACTGGCAACAAAGTTTGCAGTTCTAAAGTATTCATATTCAGGATTGTTCTCAGGTGAAACAAGTGTGATTCCTGCTGAGTGCTGCATTGTTTTCTTATCATACATAATAACGCATTTGGTTTCGAGACCATTATTGTCATAGAGCCAAATGCCCACTCTGCTGTAATGAAAGATTTGGCACACAGACTCACATATTTCTCTGGCAATATCTTCCACTTCTCCATTATAGACCAAAGGTGACGTAGCAATGTTAGCCAGCATATCTCGTTGATTCTGATACCTTTGCAAGGTTTGTTTGAGTGAAAGCTCAGAAAGCTTACGATCTGTGATGTCTGTATACATAGCAAAGGAGCTAATGCTGACTCCATCATTTTCAATCAAGGGAGTAGCAGAAACAGTTACCCAGAGAGAAGTTCCATCTTTTTTCTTGAGTTTCCTCTCATAAAAGCTTGATTTACCTTCTTTGCGTTCTTTAGTCTTGAGCAAGTAATCACTCATTTCATCTGCAAAGATATAATTCACATAGTCAGATTTACTTAATTCTTCTATCGTATAGCCCAGCATATCTGCCATCTTCTGGTTGACAAAGCTGGTTTTACCATTAGAATCTACAATCCAGATACCTTCATTTGCTGTTTCAAACAATCTCCTATAAAGCTCTTCACTGGCTGTGAGCTGAGCCTCCATGCTTTTTCTGTCGGAGATATCTGTGAGCATTCCAAAGGAACCTTTGAATTCCCCTCTTTCACCAATAATGGCAGAAGATGATACAATTGTCCAGATTTCGGAGCCATCTTTACATTTAAAGCGTCTTTCATAGAATCCGCTTTTACCAGAAGTTCGCTCCTGCATTTGTCTTTCATGCTCGATAATGTCTTCTGTAAAAAGAATCAAATCCAGAGGCTTAGAAAGTAATTCTCCAGCATCATAGCCTAACATTACTTCTGTCTTATGATTGAGGAAGTTGATATAGCAGTTCTCATCAATGCACAGTATCCCTTCATTGGCTGTTTCAACTATTTTACGATATCGCTCTTCACTGGCTTTAATCTGGATTTCAAACAGCTTTCGTTCCGATATGTTTCTCACAATAGCCAGAAAGGTATAATTGCTGCAGCTTACCATCCGGCATTCATAGTATTGAATTGTCCCGATATTTATGGTGTATTCATAGGTCTGCATTTCACCTGTTGCAATAATCTTTTGAATACTTTCCATTGTTAAGTCTGCAACATCCTTGGGGATAACATCCTTGATATTTTTTCCAACAAAGTTTTCAGATGTTGCATAAAGGTCTTCTTTGTTGTTTGCATAGTAATCAATGAAAACACCCTCTTTATTGAGAGTGAACATCATATCTGGATTCACTCCCAGCAAGGCACGGTATTTGGCTTCACTTTCTTTCAGCTTAAGTTCAGCCAGTTTCTGAAGAGTTATATCGCGCACTACATTGAGAAAGTTATTAGTACCGCAAGGAATGAATCTGGATTCAAAATACTGCGAATTCCCAACGTGCAGTTCATACTCAAACCGATAAGGTTTACCTGTCTCAGTAATCGTTTTTATTGCCTGCATAGTCAAATCATATATGTATTTGGACGATAACTCACGCAGATTTTTTCCTATCATATCTGCAGGTTTTTTTATCAGTAAAGTCTCATCTTCTGTATGTAGTCCAATGATATCTGCCTTTTCATTAAAAAGGAAAAGCAAATCTGGAAATCCTGTTAACAAAGCACGATACTTTGCTTCGTTATCAATCAATTCTTGGAGCTTTTGTTGAGATAAATTAAGGGAGTTTTCCTCAGTTTTTGAATTCATAATTATCCTAAACCAATCATTTATTCTTGCTTCTTTATTCTTTTATGCTTATTCTGTCTTGATTTTAGTACAAAGTTTGAACACTACACTATTGTCTGAATAGACCTTAAGTGTCAAGGAATAAATTGGTTAAGGAAACGATAAGAATTGTTACATATGTGCTTTGATCTCGTCCAAAACATCCAATAAATCTGCACTTGAGAATGGTTTGGACAGATAATGAGAACAGCCTTTGGCAAGAAAGCTTTCCTTATCACCAATCATCGCATAAGCTGTTACTGCAACCACTGGAGTTTTATGGTATTTAGGATTGTTGCGCATGAGTTTAAGAATATCCAAACCACTGACCTTTTGCTTGAGATTGATATCCAAAAGAACTATGTCATATTTTTTATCCATCAGCATTGATAAAGCAGAGTCTCCATTATTGGCATAGTCAAGCTGAGCCTTATCAGCAAGGATGTGTTTTATAATCATATGAGTCATTTCATCATCGTCAACTAAAAGAATATTGGGCATAAGGTCTGTCTCCTGCTTTTTCTCAATTCTGTATTGATTGGTAGTTTCTGCTTTCTTTTCTACAGCTTGTATTTCTTTCTTTCCTGCTACGTGAAGTTTTATCTTAAAAGTAGTTCCCACTCCTATTGTGCTTTGAACTGAAATCTCTCCATTCAGCAATTCCACATATTTCTTTACCAAAGTCAATCCCAAGCCTGTTCCTTCAAAGGTTCTGCTATACCCTTCACTGACTTGTCTAAAGGGCTCAAAGATTAGTTCCATTGCATCTTCACTGATACCTATTCCTGTGTCTTCGACTTTAATGATGACGTAGTCTCCAGTTTCAGGATTTTCATAATCAGCAGTTACTTTAATCCCACCTTCATCAGTAAATCGTATAGCATTGTCAATCAAGTTATTCAGTATGTGCGTCAGCATATGTTCATCAGTAATCAGTGTAATATCATTGAGTTCCGTTCTCCAGTTGAGTTTCAGCCCTTTTGCCTTGGCAAGATGTTCAAACAGTGTTACTGCATTATGGATTGTGTTTTTGCCATCAACTATTTCCAGCTTGATTTGTTGCTTATTAGCTTCAATTCTGGATAAGTCAAGAATTTGATTGAGAGTATTGAGTAATCTGGTACCCGAGGTATGTATCATTTTTATCATTTCATGGGCTTCTGGCTCTAAGCATGCGTTTTTTAGTATTTCTGAGAATCCCAAAATACCGGAAAGTGGTGTTCTGAGTTCATGACTCATATTGGCTAAAAAGTAAGATTTTAAACGGTTCATCTCTTCTGCATTTTCTTTTGCAACAATAAGTTGTCTGGTAAACTCCAATCTTTCAGAGATATCACGCATCATACCTATCAACTTGGGCGTTGGACTATTGGGCTCAGTTACAATTCTGGCTGTTATCGAGCAATCTATTACTGAGCCATCTTTATCCTTTAGAATCACTTCATGGTCCGAAACATATCCTATAGTTTTCAGAGTTTCGATAAACTTATCCCTTTCAGAAGGATTAGGATAATAGTTATACATACTGGTTCCCAAAAGCTCTTCTCTGGTGTAATGTGAGATGTTATTTATTGATGGACTCACTTCCAATATCGTTCCATCCAGAGATGTTTCGTAATACACATCCTGAATATTTTCAAAGATGGCTTTATACTTCTTTTCACTTTCGACTACCAATTGCTCCATTCTCCGTTTTTCATCTTTGGCTTGCTTTTGCTCCAAAGCATTGATAATTGCCGCACCCAGACGTTTCCGATATTCCTTGATGATATAATCTGTGGCTCCGGCTTTCATACACTCAACTGCAATATCCTCATTCTGTGAACCAGTAAAGATAATAAATGGAGTTTCTATTGCCTGATCTTTGGTAAGTTTGAGAGCAGATAAACCGTCAAAACTGGGCAGACTGTAATCCGAGATTATTATATCTGGATTGAATTGCTCCAAGGCAGAAAGGAAGTCTTTTTCATTGTCAACTACTTTAAACTCGGGATTTTCGATTGTTTTCTTGATTTCTCTTTCTGCTAATATGGCATCATCCAATACATCTTCCAAAACGAGAATTTTAATCTGCTTGAGCATAATCTCTCCATCTTTTGCTAATAATTATTGGCTTAGGAATATTATAACTCGTTTTTATTGTTTAACAAAAAAATAAATCTCCACAAGTATATTTTTGTCTAATTCTTAGAAAAATACTACTAAGAGTCACCCAAAGCTGCAATAAAGGGTCAGCGTGTCACACCGAGCCAAAGCTTTGATTTATTGAGAGATAGATAGGACTGGTTTTAGACTCTGTCACACCGACGTTTGGACTTATTTGGACTAGTTTGGATCACATGTTCTGCAAATTAGCGCTTGATTTGGACTATATTTGGAACTCTCTGTTTTACAGTGAAATAGATCGAATCAGCAAAACCGCAACAGGATGGAGATTGTGCCGATGAGAGAAAGCGACTCACTCTGAACCGAGTCTAAAACTAAGGCACGGAAGTCTGAATTGAGGGGTTGGAGGATGATCTCCTGCCTTTTGGTAACAAACTGTACACGCTTTAGAGTGATTGCGCCCTCGAATCTGACCGCACAGACCATCCCATCGGTACCCTCCCAGTCATAACAACGCTTGATGACCACTATATCGTTGTGCTGGATCGCCGGCTCCATGCTCTTGCCGTTTACCTTAAAAGCGATGTACTGAGCATCCTTATCTTTGAGATAACTCTTTGGTATTTCAATATGTTCGGTAAAATCAAAATCTTCGGGCACTGGAAGAGGGTCTCCGGCGGAAATATCCGCCGAGACCGGCAAATAATTCGTTCTCAGGTAAGCATCATCTATACTGTCAGTTAGCTTTCCGGCTTCCTTCTTTTCGTCCGGCTTTCTGCCCCGTTTGGGTTCCAGCTTGATCTCCCAGGGAGGGGTAAGATACATACTGCCTTCACCATTTAAAAGCCAGTTCAAATTGACCTTTGCCTGCCCCAGGCGATACATAAATTCGGGTTCCGGCAGACGCTCATTATTCTTGTAACGGATCATGGAATTATTGGAAATCCCGAAATCTTTAGCAAATTCGCCCTGTCTCTTATTCATAGATTTAATCAAGAGTTCGAGCCTTTGACCGACATTGTAAGTTGCCATTTTACCTCCCTTACGGAAATATTACTATTGACAATTACCCGAATGGGCAACATAATGCAACCGTGCACAACATAAATCTGCTAATTAGTTGTGTCAAGCATTTTAATGAATAGTGTGATTTGCCGATGGATTATTCCGGCGGGTTGGGAAAGTTTCAACAAAGTGTCAATAGTCGCAGAAAGGACTTCCCAAGTTATTGCAAAGCAGGTAAGTAGCTCCCCTATAAACTTAAGGGAGGTGCTTGTGAAAGCGCAGACTTACCGAGCTTGCCGAGGGGTTGAAAAAACTGCTCGGTGTGACAACTTGCTCGGTGTGACAAATGTCACACCGACGCCCAAACGGGATAAAACGGGGTTAAACGTAATAGTAAAAACGAGTTATCGGTGTGACAAGCGGATACTCGGTGTGACAGAGCTAAAACTGCTCGGTGTGACACGACACCGGTCAGGTTTTGTCACAGCGACGGCTGTCATCAGTGGAAACTATGTAGAGAGACTAAGGATGTCAAAAAGAATAGTAAAAGCGATCTGGCTAAGTCTGGACAGAGTAGCTGAGCTTAAGGGCTGCAGCGAACGAACGGTTTGGAGGTATATAACTACCCACCAGATCCAGACCTGCAAGCATTTAATTAAGGTAGGACAGCGCAAGGTATATAAGACCTTCGTTCTGACTGACCCGGAAATGCTGCAGTTGGAACTGGGAGCTTGCCGGCTCAGGGACATGGAGCCGGATGAGGTCATCGAGACAGCTCTGGAAATTGAAGGAAATCTGAGGAACAGCGCTTTAGTCTGGACCTATAGGCAGAGGCAGGGAGGCGAGGATGTCAGTATATGATATGACCGTCGAAGAGTATGCCGAGTTTTACTATAACCTGTATCCTGACCGTAAACCCAATGGCAATACCTGTCCTAATATACCAACTACCCAACAACTGCTCAGGCAGACAAGTAAAAAAGCGGAACTTCCGGCTAAGACGGAGGAGGTTAACCCGGTATCCGATAATGAGGTTGATACCGACTACTCTACTCCGGAAGTTCCCTCTTATATATATAAGGTAAGGAATCCAGAAAAACGTCTCGACCTTACTCCCAAAGACAAGATCTCCAATAAACACGATAAAGAAGCTAAACTATTCGGGTTATTCTGCACTCTGGTACAGGATAGATTGAACCAATGCGATTCCAAGCTCTTAGAGTGGCAACTGATTACCGAAGACTATAACAACCGCAGACTGGTGCCCCTGTTATATGACCGACTGGGTAACCGGAGTGAACGATCACTTAGGATCTGGGTGGAACGCTATCAGGAGCATAACCAGGACATGTATGCTCTGCTGCATAGGGGTAAAGATAAGCAACGGGGTCATAAAATAACCTACGTGGAGCAGAACTTCCTGTTAAACGCTCTGCTGACTCCCAACCGGGTTAAGATAGGTTCTGCCATCACCAGTCTCAAGAATGCTGCCAGATTAAACTGCTGCGAATCACCCTCCAGTATTCCAACCCTGAAACGTTGGATCAAGAATTGGGTGGCTGAGCATCCTGCTGAATGGGCACAAGCCAGGCACGGCAGTAAATTCGTAGCCGAGAAGATCATCAAGACCATCCTCAGAGACGACTCTGTGCTCAATGTCGGGGATGTTTGGGTGGCTGATGGACATACCTTAGCCTTTGATATCATCCACCCTACCACCGGCAAACCGGTACGCATGACCTTGATCCTTATCCTGGACTGGGCAAGCAGATATCCGGTGGGAGCTTCCCTCGCTGTGACAGAAGACAGCCAGCATATCCTGACCGCCTTTAGAAACGGCTTCCTGAACTGGGGAGCCTTACCCCAATATGTCTATCTCGATAATGGCAAAGCCTTCAAATCAAAGCTATTCAATGAGAAGTGGGAAAAGCATGACCTCTCCCAGGAACTGGGTGGGATCTTCCCCCGACTCAATATCGGGGTCGCCTTTGCCGAGAGTTATAATGCCAAAGCCAAGGTGATTGAACGGTTCTTTAAGACCATGCAGGAGCAGTTTGAACGCTTCATGTCCACCTTTAGGGGTGCCAGCATAGACGATAAGCCTGCCACTCTGATGCGGAATGAGAAATGGGCTCAGAAGCTGTTTACCTGTACACCGCCTACAGTCGAGGAAGCTATTCAGATGATCGCCTTCTATATAAGGTATTATTATGGTGAATCTCCTCATCTGGGGCTAAGTGGCAGGACTCCCTGGCAGGTATTTAGTTCCGCTCCCTTACCAGGAGACAGACTGGTCGATGCCAGCAGTCTGAACTTCCTGATGCTGATTGCTGAACGGAAAAGAGTCAGGAGCGAAGGGATCAGATTAGACCATAAGTTGTATTGGGACAGAGCCCTAGTTGATCAGATTGGCAACCCGGTGATCATCCGCTACGACTATAACGATGCCCGGTGGATATTAGTCTATGACCAGCATGACAAGTTCATCTGCCAGGCAGAGATTAGACAGACCCAGCATCCCTTCATCCAACTGGCTATGGATAAACCCAAGGCTCACAAGGAACTGGCTAAGGAATACAATCAGATCAAGAAGATGCAACGGGATACAGAGTCCTCTACCAAGCAGATTATCAAAACCTCCAAGGATGTGGTGGATGAACTGGTCAGACCGCTGGAGTCGGTGGCATCCACTCTCCTGGAAGATAATCCCACCTTCAAGCATCCTCCTCTGATCGCAGCTCCGGATAAGAGTAAATCACCGGAAGCTGAGATGGAGCGGATAGAGCAGATCATCATGGCAGATATACCAGACCACCAGGATGAACCGGATATCCAACCAATAGAACCAACTGCTGAGTTAAGCAACTACGAAGATGATGATTTAACACCTGAAGGTAGCTTAAGTGAGACCACCAGCTTTGCCGAGATGCTGAACATCATAGGCATAAAATAAAGGAGATAATCATGAAACAAGGAACTTTAGTTAGAACCAGCAATGTAATCCAAGCCGATAAATGTATCGACTACCTGGTAAACAGACCCAAGATGGAGATGGTGGGACTGGGTCTGATCTATGGCAAACCCGGACTGGGTAAGACCACCTATGCCAAACGAGTGGCCTTCAGTCGGGGTTATCTCTACCTGAGACTGGAAGCCACCACCACACCCAAGTCCTTCGCCACTGAACTTTTAACCGCTTTATACCGTAGATTCGGTCTGGGAGAGTACATACCCTATGGTACTGCCAACGGACTGTATAAGCAATGCCTGAGTATCCTGGAAGACCATGAGAATACCATCATCGTTATAGATGAGATCGATTATGCCTTCAGGTATCCACAACTCTTGGGAGCTATACGGGATATCGTGGATGAGACTTTATCCATCGTCATCCTGGTCGGGATGCAGAATGCCAAAGACCGACTAGCACAGATTAACGAGTATTACTTCGACAGATGTAATGCCTTTTATGAGTTCAAGCCGGTCACCAGGCAGGATGTCATCCAGTTGATGAACAGTGTATTGGGTGTTCAAGTTGAAAGTGACTTAGTTACTTATGTCCACTTTCACTCCACAGGCAACCTCAGGTTAGTCATGAAACTGATGCGCATGATCGAAGACAGAGCTCTGAAGCAAGGACTGACCAAGGTAAGCAGACTAGACATTGAAAAGCTGAGGACAGCATGACCAGCCGGGAGTTGCTGCAGAACTTTATCAGTCTCTATCACAAGCCTTTTACGGTGGAAGTAGCAGCTAATCTGATCGATATTAATCAAGCTGAGGTTAAGTCTCTGCTCCCTGAGTTTCTGAAAGCTGGTGAGATCAAGCGCATCTCCGAAACAGAGGAGATCTTCGTCAGAGGTCACCGCTATAATCAGAAGTTAGGCACTCCCCACTATCGGAACTGGGTCTTTAATATTACAGATGCCAATCAACTCTTAAACATCATCGAGCAAAACAGATATTCCGGTATCCGACCCATAGCCCAAACCATCGGTAAATCCAGGCAGTGGGTATATATCTATCTGGAAGCCTTAGCCTCCATCGGAGTGGTGGATTACCGCAACAGCCGCTATGTGGTGATCAACCGCAAGCAACTGTATAAGATCGGCACCAAGGTCCAGAAGGGCATCCTAGGAACATTACGCAGTCTGAACCGCATTGGTCTGGTGCGAGTTCTAGTTTAAAACATAAGTCTTATAATAACGAGGGTATTACTATGATACAGGATGAACGGGAACGTAAACTACGGCAGGAAATACATGCTCTTCGCATCAAGAAATACGGCTGGCCACTTGCCGGCTTTAAGTACATGATGACTGTTCTCGGCTTTGGAGACTCACTGCGGGCTTTACCTGAAGATCGTCTCCTGGAGCTGAAAACAATCATGTTGAACTACCGCAAGCATGGTCGACCCAATGTCTATACATACGATAAGCAAGGTCTGTATATGTTCTCGCTGATGAAACAGGCACACTGGACCGACTCAGATCTGCGTGCCTTCCTAATCAAGCACTACAAGAAAAGCCACTGGAATCTGCTCAGTCCCTCTGAACGCAAAGCCGTTATCGCTATGTTCCAGAACTACATAAATAAAGCTAATCACAACTCAAAGATAAATAATAAGGAGGTTTCGCATGGAAACGAACCAAGACAAGACACGAAAAAGTAAAGGGACTGTAGAGCGCACTAAGACCGATTCACGTGGCAGGGAAATACCCCTACGCATGGTCAGACCTGAAATCCTCAAGCAGGACGTAGTTATCCGCAAGACATTAGACAGGGTCAAGAGCTTGCACAACCGCATCAAAAGCGATAAGGAAAAGCTCTTTCAGGAACTTGAAGGCTATTTGGAGTTCATGGCCGAGAAACATGGTCTGCATTGGAAGGGTAATGCCATCCTGCTCAGCTTTGACGAGCAGTACAAGGTGGAAATACGTTTCAAAGAACGCATCCAGTTCGGAGTGGAGCTGCAGCTTGCCAAGCAGAAGATTGATGAATGCCTGAAGGAGTGGACAACCGACTCCAATATCAACCTCAGAGCCATCATCAATGAAGCTTTCCAGGTAGATAAGAAAGGCGAAATAGCCAAGTATCGCATCCTGGGACTGAGAAGGTATAACATCAAAGACCCGACCTGGAAGGAAGCAATGGAATTGATCGACCAGGCTATTAACGTCACATCCACCAAGCAATATGTCGCTTTTTATGAACGGGATGTAGCCGGCAACTACCAGCAGATCATCCTCAACTTCAGCGCTCTGTAAGTAAGTTGTGAAATACTGTGGCAACTTAAGGCAAGCGTATTTGTCAACCTGAGAGGAGATAAATATATGGATAACATGAGAAACAACATTGCTGAAATGATAGTTGAACCTATGAACCTGTTTCAAGAAGACAGGGGTTACCGACCTGATGAGATAGCTGAAAAGCTGAATGTGGATCGCTCCACTATCTATCGCTTAATCAGGAAGGTTTTCAACCCTCTGCCAGCTTACCGCACCAAAGAACAAGGTCAACTGCGCTGTTTCGGCAGAGATATTAATAAATATTTGCAGGCACAAAGGGTTCAACCCCATAATGAGTAACGACAAAGAATTCCGCATCAAGAAGGATAACTGCAAGGAAACTTACCTGAACGGTAAGACCAATATCTCCGAACTGGCAGTGATCTTTGGTGTGTCAGAGATAACCGTCCGCAAGTGGATCAAGTCGGGTAATTGGGATAGCCTATTCAAGGAAGAACGTAAGCTCGATGCCGAGATCAGAACCGCCAGAAAGAGGGCTCTGATTCAAGCCTTGAGGGAATATGCCAAGAACCCGGCTGATACCGCTCTGCAGTCTTTAGTCTCTCTGATTAAGCAGAACCAGAAGGATGACGAACCTGCCAAGGAACTCAATGATTACATCGTAAAGTTTTTAGATCAAACCACTGACTTCATGGTCGAGAAAGGCTATGAAACCTTACTCAAGCAGTTCCAGGCTATTGTACTGGATTTAGCTGATTACCTGCGTATTCGTAACGGATAATAACATGACAGCCCAACGCTACCCCAAAACCCCAAGTCCTCCCATGTCCCCTGACCAACGTTATGCCTAAGAAGTTTATTCAAAGGCATAACAAGGCACTGACGGAGATCGCCTCAAAAACGATCTCCGTTTTGCCATTTATAGACGATAACCCCGAAGCCAAGGAAGAGCGGATCGCCAGAACCAAGGGCGAAGGCTGGGACTCCTTTTCTTTCTTTTCCCGAACCTATTTTCCCCATGTCTTTACCTTACCTTTCTGCCCAGCCCACGAGACGATGTTTGATGAAACTGATAAGAGCACAGGCATCATCGCCATCACCGGTTTTCGTGGGTTGGGTAAAACAGTACTCATGGGTGTGGTCTATCCCATTTGGAAGATTATCAAGGGTGAACGCTATATAATCCATACGGCAGCAGATGTCGATCTGGCAGAGGAACGCACCGCCTTTACCCTGCATGAGCTGATTAACAACCGCAGGCTTTTAGGTGACTTTCCAGAGCTGCAGCCGGTCGATACTTTCGATCTGGATTTCTATCTCAAGAACAAGACCCGCATCCGAGCCAGGAGCATTAAACAGTCCCACCGGGGAACCATCAATCCCAAGACAGCCAAGCGACCCGGACTGCTGATCTGTGACGATATCGATAAAGAAGAGAACATGGGCAACCAGTCCATTGGAAAGCGCAGGATGGAGAAGATTACCCAGGAGCTTGCCGGTGCCTTGGACCCGGGACAACCGGGTAAAGTGATCTGGCTGGGTAACCTGGTACATCCCAATTATGCCATCTGCCAGTTCCTGAACCTCATAATAGACGAAATAAAGGCAGAACACCCGGAAGTCGACTCCAATGTCGTATCTGTTCTGAAGACCCACCAAAAAGCAATTTTGCGCTTTTCTTTGGAGAACCCTGACGGTACATCAACCTGGGAAGAGCAATATCCTACTACTACCTTACAGAACCTTCGATCTAAGTTCGGCAATACAGGTTATCAAAGAGAGATGTTGGGACAGCCGGTCATTGAAGGTAATATCTTTAAGCACCATTGGTTTACCAGGTATAGAACACTACCTATTCCAACTCAAATTAAGCGGGTCTGGCTTTATGCTGACCCGGCTTGGGGCGAGAAAGGCTGTTTCAAGGCAATCATCGCCATCGGCTATGATGGTAATAAATTTTACGTTCTCCATGTCTGGATACGTCAGACTGAGAATACCAAGTTCTTCAGGTATTACTATGATACCTATCAGGAGTTGGACAGAACCTATAAAGCCAAGTTCCGGGCATCAGTCGAGACCACCTATGGACAAGGTCGCATCTTAGCCGACTTTGACAGGTGGGCTACCGATAACCATCTGCCACCCATATCTCACAGGATCAAGCGCATCGATAACAAGGAAAACAAGAACCTGAGAATAGAGCGGACAGAGACGCTTATAGAAACTGCTAAGATACTCTTCCCGGACGGGCAGGATACCCCCACCCTGATCAGTCAGTTCCTGACCTATCCCGATGGTTATATCGATGGCTGTGATGCATTAGCCGGGTGTCTGGAACGTTTCTCTGAGTATGACATTGGCAGGAACAGAGTCAGGGTCAGGAGATTTAGCTTTAGATGAACTACTATGACCAGGTTATGCTTGAATATTACCGGGTGTTGAATAATGCTTGGAAGACCGAAGTCAGGGATGCTGCCAGGTTAGCTATCCAGATGCTGAGTGATATGCCAAGAACAGAAAAGTTAAACAAGATACAGATAGATAAGATGATGGACATCATCAACACCCAACTCGGAGACGACTTCGCAGCTCAGGTCAATGAACCATCCCAAGCCTATATCGATCGTTGTGTCAGGTTAGGACTCAGAGATACTCAAGTTCAGGCACCGGTTAAGATATCAGTAGGGCTCTGGGGCATTGAAGATCAGCATCTGACATCCACCATTCAGAAACAGCAGATGTTTTGGCTTGGTAACCATTTTGAAGCTGATATCCGACAGAACTTCGCAGACGTGCTATCCCAAGCCATAGACCAAGGTTATACCAAAGAAATGCTTACAGAAACCCTAAAACAGCAATTTTCCGATATTGCAGAAAAGTCCCAGGCATACTGGCAGGGATTGGCAGAGCATACAGCCTTAAGAATAAGGGAATTCGGCAGACTGCAGGGATATAAGAAAGCCCAAGCTAAGTACTATAAGCTTGTAGTTATCCTGGATGAGCGTACCAGTGACATCTGCCGAGCTTTGGCAGCCCAAGACAAGATCTATCCCTTAAATGATGCGATGGAAGTGATGGATAACCTGATGGCATTGGATACCAAGTCTAATAGTTTGGATGATGCCAGAGAATATATCAAAGCCATGGCACCGTGGGCGAGTAATGATCAAATAGTCTATAACAGCAGTGATGAACCTATTGGTGTTTCGGGAGCACATACCCCCTTCCCACCCTTTCATTGGAAGTGCAGAACTTGTACTGAGATGTTGATATGATAAATCTAGGTATTAAACAAATTGTCGTGAACGCTTTTATCAAATGGCACTTTGATTTCATTGCCATTAAAAAAAATGGAATAAGAATTAGCAAATATATCTAATACGACTTTGAAATCTCCATTGTATTCAGGAAAATGCTTTTTTACTATCTTAGGTGAATCCTCTACTAACTTTTTTTGTAGATCTCGTATATTTCTTTTTACGCTTATTGTTCTCATAGTTGAAGTAACAGAATTACCACCTAAAGTATAGCCCAATGCGATTGGTGCGTATATGCTACCATCATTTAATTTTAACATGTAATTTGCATTAGCTTTACGTAGCTTTTTTATCTCTGAATCAGAAGGATTTAATGAGATATCCACTACATAATCAAGCTTCTTTGTAGCTATAGTAGTAGGCCAGTTTCTATGAATTACCTCGACAATATCCCTACATTCCCAATCTCCATGCCTCATTACGTTGATAAAATATGCTTTTGATTCATCAAAACGAGCAAAAAGCAAAGGTCCAGTCCGCTGAACAAATCCTGGTTTTCTTGGGTCGGGATTAATTCCTAAATGTAGATGAAAAACACCCCAATCACTAAGCATATGGTCAAAATATTTTAAGTTTAGAATTTTATCACTTGTGTGAGGTTTTATATCTATTCCAGAGGTTATTTTATTCTCTAAGTACTGCAATTGGTGTATTAAAGTAGGATCACAAGTGAAAACATCACTCTTTAGTATTGTCCTCTTTTGGGGAGAGATTAGTCTCTCATGATAATTGAACATGCAAACAAGAATCTCATGGTTTTTCAGTGTATTAAATCCACTAAATCCTTGTGATGATAAGTAATTCTTAACATAATCGATTACATTAGTTTCAATATCGATAACCATATTCAAACCTCATATTCTGTTTTTTTGTTAGAATCTCAATTATATGGTAGAAACAATGTTATATTTGTCCAGCACCAGTTTTTTAAGTATAACTATCTCCTTTGCCTTAATATAAAATCCTAGATTTAGCCATACTCTCATGACTACTCTTTCAATATTAATCTTCTACGCTAGTTATTACTTCCCCACCGAGTTGCTTTATTAGTCAAGAGATTAATTGAGTATGCGGTAAATCATACTTGACAAAATCTATCATTTAGTATCTTATGCTATCATATAAAATCCGAGGTTTGAATATGGATATGGAAAAATGGCTAACTCTTGAAGAACTCTCAAGTTATATTAAAATTGGGAGAACTAAACTTTATAGAATGGCTCAAGATTCTATAATTCCCGCTTTCAAAGTTGGCTCTCAATGGCGGTTTGATCGAGAAGAAATAGATAAATGGTTAACTGATAATTGCAGAGCAGGAGATTTTAAAAAGCCTACCAAATTAGGACAATAATGGGAATGAAAAAATGAATGAATCCGAGACAAAGAAACCTAGAGTTACTGTAAATTTACTCAATGATCTGACTGCTAAAGAATGGATACAAGAGACTGTTTCAGTGTGGACACAGAAAGGGCTGGGGAAAAACCATAAGGATACAAAAATTGAAAAAGAGCATCCGGCACCATTTTCATACCAAGACGTAGCACGTTTAATCAGATTCTTTACCAAATCCGGAGAAACGGTATTAGACCCATTTGTAGGAATTGGATCAACATTAAAAGCTGCTGCGATTGAAGGTAGAAAAGGTATTGGTATTGAGCTTAATCCCAGGTATGTAGAATTGACAAAAACAAGATTGGAGTCCGAAATTGAATCAGATATTTACTTTTGTAGTGATCAAATAGTTATCCAAGGTGATTCAGGAAAAATCATACCAACCCTTGACAGTAATTCTGTTAAGTTAGTATTAACCAGTCCACCATATTGGAATATACTTCATAAAGAAGACCATAAAGCCACACAGGAAAGAACATCACTTGGTCTTGATACGCGATATAGTGATGACATATATGATCTTGGAAACATCAAAGATTATAGTGTTTTTTTGGACAGTCTTTCAGACATATTGGCATTATGCCATAGAGTTATTGTCCCCAATGGTCACATGTGTCTAGTAGTAGGAGATTTTCGAGATAAATCAAAGTATTATATGTTTCATTCGGATTTAGCAAATGAAATGGAAAAGCGTGGATTCCAATTGAAGGGAATTACGATTTTATATCAGAGGCATAAACGAATATTTCCATATGGTTACCCGTACTCTTTCGTTCCTAATCTTCATCATCAATATATTCTTATCTTAAAAAAGGTAGGTTAGAGGTGGAACTCAATCATATTCATTTTGGTGATACAGTAGAATTCATGAAGTCAATACCGAACAACAGTGTTAACCTCATTGTTGCAGACCCCCCATATAACATAGACAAGGATTTTGGTCCTGGTACCATTTTTACAGATAATGAAACTTGGGTTAATTGGTCGCGTGTGTGGCTTAGCGAAGCAAAAAGAGTTCTTCATGAGCAAGGGAATATCTTTGTATATGCTATACATCATAATGTATGCTATTTACAATGTTTAATGTTAGAATTAGGTTTTGAGTATAGAAGGCAAATAATTTGGTTCTACGAAAATGGATGGTCAAGATACAAAAATGGCCCTGCTTGCCATTACGAGCCACTATTATGGTTTTCGAAATCACCTAGTTCTTATTATCTTACCATTAGGGAACCATATAAAAGTACTGAAAGACTCAAGCACAAAATAACTAAAAATGGAAAGACATGGACACCTCACCCTGAAGGAAAACAAGCTGGAGATGTTTGGAACTTCCCAACTCTTTCTGGTAAAAGGTTTGCGAATGAAAGAGTTGCACATCCAACACAAAAGCCTCTGTCAATAACATATAGGATTATTGAACATTTCTCACAAACAGGAGATACTGTTCTTGTTCCATTTGTTGGTTCTGGCACAGAGTGTTTAGCTGCTTTTCAGTTGGGTCGTGATTATATTGGCGCAGAAATCAACAAAGACTATTACAATATAGCACTAAATCGATTACAAAATGCTCAGATATTGCTTACATAGTAAGAGTGAAGTACATATTTACTTAGATATATCTATGTGTGCGTTAGGATCAGAACATAGATTAAGCTCCCGACCTAATAACGGTTGAAGAATTTCCTTTCTATAGGATTTCGTGTTTACATCAGCATATAACAAATCTATTTCATGCTCAGAGATTTTAATTCGAAACCAATTCAATATCATTAACGTAAAAATAGTGATAGTAGATATTTTTACATCTACGATATTACTGATGTCTTGAATGATACGCCAATACTCAGATCTTTTATTAGGTAAAACATCGGACACGATAATTGCCTTTGTGTCATTTTTAACCCAATTGTACCTTGATGTCATCACCGCCAGAGAATCTAAAATATCTCGTGGAGCGTTTAGAATACTTTCTTGACCGAATTCCACCTCAGCTATTCCGTTACCATTGTCCATAAATGAAAGAATGATATCCATTCTCATATGGTTATTGCCCTTTCGTCCTATAGATGATCCAATTCCTGATCCTATAAGAAGATTTCGAGAAAAAAAATTTGGGAATCGATCACCGACAACAGTCCAGATTTTCTCCATCCGGTCGAAACAAAAAATAACAATATCATCCGTTTCTACCATAGATGAACCCGAAAAAGGTAGTTTTTCAAAGCTATCAAATACGAGTTTTTGATATTCAATATCTATACTGCTTGAGTCGATAAATGCTTCATTCGGGGTACGATTAACTACTGCCCCATAATTTGGGATAAGATAAATAGCACCCATTGGACAACGAGAGGAACATACTCCACATAGAACGCATAAATTATTATCAATGCTAACTGCCATGCCGTCTACTGATGTTGATATAGCTCCACAGGCACACACATCATAGTTTTTGTCAGCAGGAAAAGCCTCAAGATTTACTGGAGTAATTTCTTCGATACGAAATTTCGCACAAGGTGGATTATGGCAGTTTATACACATGCTATCAGTTGTGCACCCATTATTGAATGATACTAGTGTCGGTTGACCTGGGTTAAATTGTAAACTTATTGGAATCCATCCTCTATTTAGTTTTTTTGATGTGATAGTCTGAGGTTTTTGATTATCAAAATTATACACGAAATACCCCTTCAATATGGTTAAAATCATGGATTACAATTTTTTTTCCACTAACGATAACAGTTAGAACTAATGAAAGTAGTGATTTAAAATCAATCACACCAACACTTATACCGTAAGTATTTTTAATGTCAGCAATAAGTTCATGTACTTCAGAACGAACATTAGGAGGGTTGTACCCAACAACAAGAGTAGTTGTCTCCCATGTTGTAGGGTAGTTTTTCCTCGATAAAAGAACAATTTTATTCTCTAGTGCTTGCCGAACCCCTTTAACCGATATTTCGTTTTCTTCACCTGGCGACTTTATCTCAATGGGTATGCTATTACTATCATCAATAATTATTGCATCAGCTCTTTCGTAATTTTGCCCCATACGAGATACTCGACATTCATAGCTCAGAATGCGAAATAAGTTTGAGACAAGTGGATAAAAAGTTTCTTTATTAGAAGTTCGATAGTGTTTATATAGTTTGTCTACAGCTTCATCCTGATTTTCGGCAGTGCTTATTGCATCAGCGATTCTACTGTATAGCTCTTGTAAATTATCATAATGGTCTATTCTTTGTGAAGTAGTTTCGTATTTTAATAGTTTCTCGCTTAGCAATCTTAAAACGCCACCCCCCATCTCTTCGACAAGCGATTCAGCTTGTCTTTCTGAATTAGATTCTATGGGTGCAACTAATTCAGGAACGAATTTTTCTATTGTTTCCCTTGAAAGTTGCTGAAATGGAGAGAAAAAAATAACTCTTGAGCAATCTATACCGAATTCAGTTAATCTAAGCTCATCTACAGTAATAATTTCTCTAACGGGATCTATCAAAAACCCACTTCTTTCAAGCATCCGATAGAACGAACATCTAATGAATGATGGTTTTATACTATCGGGCAATTCATAGAAATCTGAAACTCTAAAGTCGTAACCAGCTTTAAGGATCGCGGACATAGCCTTTCCTTCTTCAGTTATATGAATCTGACTACGACCATATTTCACACCCCATCCTGCCCAGGGTATAGCTGCAACTGGGAAACGTGTATAATTTTCCATTGTTGGGTGTCGAGTTATTCCTCTAGATATAGCTATTTTATCAATAATATCATCAAGCATTCCTTTATTTTCTCTTGCCTCCTTAACTTTATTCAGCATAGCTAAAACAAGATTTTCATCTTTATCATTCGATATGCTCATCGGACCAGCCATCATCTCATCTCGGCTAATGCTCCCCAAGGCATCCATCGTTAACAGAATACCACCGATTACTCTAACGGTTTGCTCACTTCGAACACCCAGTACTTCATTGGGGTATGCAATACCTAATAGACACTCTATCATTAATTGTTTAGGATTCTGAGCGGATACTACATGATCGCCAAGCAATGAAAAAGAATATTTTAACTTACTTGAAGTTGACTGAATCCATCCTAATGTGCGGAATAATTCAGCGTACATTTTCGACTGATTATAAATTGGATCTCTACTTCTATCAACACGAGTAGATCTTGTAAGGGCTTCAATACCTAAAGCACCCTGAGAAGTGACATTGTTAGTTGCGACCATGGCTCTTGAGATATCATCTAATCCAAATTCAGAACATCCATGAAGTACATTATAGACATCAATAAATACACGTATGAAAATACTTAGATCAGATACCGGGTTAGGTATTCTTTGCATATAAAATCCTATAAAATTGCACTGAAATCTTAGGAAAACAGAGGTGTTTACAATGTCCCATTACAACTATATCCAACAAATAGAAGATCTACTTAGGTAGCAAATCTCTTAATATATTTATGTTTACCAGATTATACATAGATAGAATATAGAGTATTCCGGTTGTTAGAATTATCGTAATAAGGATTAACAATGGTATGTTTACCATAGGAATGCTGATTTTACGAAGTTTCTTATTGTCATCAGCAGCTTTTATTATAATGCTTTGTATAACAGCTTTAGAGTCATGGTTGAACCTGTAGGGATGATTTGGAGATGATTTTATTTGCTGATTATAATTATATAGGTATTGTGAAGCAGAAGAATCCGTCTTAAAAACATCAGAAAATATATCACTATTAGCACATATCAATTCTCCAATAAGTCTCTTTTGAATTTTACGACTTTTTGAAGTATCGTTGTTAGACATCTTCATAGCAGCTTGCCAGCAAAGGGCTCTAATATCACGTTCAAACTGACAGCCAGCTTTGCTAATTTGCTTTTGTATTGATTTTAACACTTTCGTATGAACATATGTTAATGCAGAATTAACCGTTACTTTCGTACTGTTGTACGGATTTAACTCCGATTGATACCTTAGCATTAATTGGGTTTCAGCTTCTAGGGCATATTCAAAGTCATACATTTTTCGATAGAAAGACTTAATAATCAGTGGAATATTATAGTACCCAGCAAATATCCTATCACCGACATAATCAATAGCTTCTATAATATCTCCCCACTTAAATTTTTCTTTTAGATAGTTTATAAGGCTTGATCCCACTATTGCGCCAACAATAATTCCAATACCACCACCAACCAAAGTTCCAACGCCCGGAGCAAGTCCAGTACCTATAGCTGCACCTACTTTAGCTCCCGCTACAGCTAAAACTCCAGATGTCCCAATTCTTACTGCATCCAATCCGATATCAACACGCGTCTCAAATCCGCTTTGTTTCCCAGTACTGTATTTTTTTATGTTTCTTACAGTTCTAAACCCAAATAACGCAAGGGCTATATAGGGTATATTATTAGATAGATCTCCTGCTGATTTAATATCATCAAAAGCATTCTCTGCAGCATTCCAAGCATCATCATGAGAAAATCCACCATCAATAACATCGATTCCTTGTTCATTCAATGTGTCTAATGCACCCGATTCGTGAAGTTTATCATATAATTCATGATTGATAATATAATTATGAGAATCAGGATGTTGTGATACTACGTGCAAAAAGTTTGATTGATTTTTGAAAGATTTAACCGAGTATTCTATCGTATCACCATTGTGATCTATTGTGAATAAGTCATCGTCAGGATGGGATCTATTTTCAAATAAACTGGAATTTTGTCCTTGGTTATCTAAAAACTGTTTAGCATCAAATTCGCCTTGCTGACCAGTGTAACCTTTTATGTAAGAATCAATCGATTTAGTACCACGATCCTTTAATAGCTCTATCTTACTATACCAATCTAATGGGGAAGCATCACCCATAATATTATTATATCTGTATTCAAGTACATTTAATACATCACTATGATTATCGCACGCCGCATAGATATCATACAGATTTGTTGTTGATGAGCCAATTGATAATAATGAAGCTTCTATAAACGTTGATTTTATTTTGTTTGAGGGGTTACTCTCTGTTACAAATTGGATGGCATAATTAAGTTGTCGTCTTTTAAAAAATGCTTTGATCTCAATGATAATCAGAATTAAACTTACACTAATCAGAATAATGGCAATGATCATTTGTGGCTACCTTTTTAGATACAATGTAAACACACTAAATACTGGATTCATAACCCGTCTTTTTCTAATTTAGGATAGCAAAAAGAAGTTTTTTGAAGGTCATAAGAGTTTTTGCTTAGTTCTAGCGAAAATCAATCCTAAAAGCATAAATAAGCACGATATCAACAATGTCACGTAACTGAGTTCTATTGGTACTCTGGGAATCAAGCCTATACATATTGCATAAATTGTACTTAGCGATAACCCGATATTGACGAGTAAATAGTGTGGTCTTTTCCCGAATAATAAAAGTATTAAGAACGGAGCAAATGCAAATACTATATTAGCAAAAAAAACAGCTAGAGACAGTATGCTGTCATACAAGTTTGCTATAATAGTCATACTAATTACTACAGCAAGTAATGTGATTAAATAACTGGATTTCTTTTTTTCACTACTTCCCTTTCTCAACTTTTCAATTAGCAAAGCGGAACCTTGAATAAATGTATCTGCAGTTGACATTATAGCACTTAGAATAGCGATAAACAACATAATTTTAAGTATATGCGGAATCAAATCCAATGAAAAGGTGTGAACAAATACATAATCTGGATTAATGTTTGACATCAGCATTTTTTCCTTCAATAAAATACTAATTAGAAAAATGCCTGAAGCAGTGGTAATAATGCATAATACAGATACTATAAGTGTGTAGAGTGAATGTTTACTACTTTTTAATATTGCATAGCGTTGCCATATATCTAAAGAACCAACTACGATTAAAAAGCCAAATAACCCGAATAGTATACTCTTACCAGGTGAAAAAAAATCAAACTTGCTATTCTGAATAACACTACTAATATCTGGTAATTTGAAAAATAAAAAAAACATCGTTATAAGAAAAAGAGGAATTAATGTTAAAATCATTTGAACAACATCTGTTTTTACTACCCCAGAAAAACCTTGTTTTGCAGTATATAAAGTAATAGTTAATAATATAATCAATGTGCACACACTATAATGAATACCAGTAATTTCATTAAGCAATAATCCGCCTGCAATGACTTGAATTAACGATACAGCAAGAAATCTTAGTAAATTAGCGCTAAAAAATATATATTGTGTAGACTTTGGATACAAATCAATAACTAACCCAGCTCCTAAACTTTCCTGCGGAATGCTTCTTATTCTCGTGTTGAATGCGTGTAATGTTAATAAACCTATTATGACACCGACAAAATAAACTAATACTGGAGAACCGTATTTATATGAAAATCCTGTAAAAGTGACAAAAGTATTACCTCCAACAATACCAGCAATTATCGAAAAACATAATGTTAACCAATGAGTGTTAGGATTTAGCTCCCATGGCTTTAAACTACTCTTTATAGACATCCCCCAAATAAAAACCACTAAAACATATAAAATTAATGCTGCTATCATATTAACATCCCTATTAGTGCTCTATGATTAATTATTTTATGCAAATCCCCTATAAGTGGTATTACCAACTCTCCAACTTCATCCGAGAAAAACTGATTCCCGCATTCAACAAAACCAATTCTTTTGTACAAAAACAGATGTCGAGGACAAATATTTAATGCAATAATTCTAACCCCCTTATTAAATAGGTGCTTAACTACACACGCGCCTAACCTATGAGCAATACCAGTATTTCTAAAATCTTGCCTAACACAAAATTTTGATAAATATGTGCATTCTTCTTCATTAAAAACACGATATATCTTTTTTTCTTTAGGGACTAAATTGGCATAAGGCGTTTCCCTGCATTGTGCAATAATAACTCCCTGATAATCTATTATTACATGGTAGCATGTGTTGGGTACTGAGTCAATATAGTCCTTTGCGAGGTTTCTTTTAAGCTCTTTCTCAAAAACCAGTGATTTGAGAATTTTAGTACTTAATGAAGGGATTTTGATAGAATATCTATGAGAATCAATTGAGAAAACTCCTTCACGATCGGAATCTAATATAGACCATTGCCCACTACCTCGTCCTACATTTGTATCAATTGATGCAAGTATCCTTAAATACACATTATTGGGATACTTCTTAAGCGTTTGAATAAGGTCTTGAACTACCGTTGACACATTATCACCAGAATACATCTTACTTTGAAGATAACATACTGCTTCGAGCTTCACATCGCCACAATTAGTCGAACTCTCTTTAATCTCTGATTTTACAACATCATAAATGAAGGACGCAAATAAGACTGACTTGATTCTTCCATGAAAAAGCAAATTCACTGCATTTCCTGTTATCTCGCTTTGGTGTTGATGAATATCAATAAAACCTTCGGAATAAACCTCATGTTCCTGTGAATTAAACAATTCACTCGTATCATCTAAACATAATTTCCATATCCCGTTTAAATTGGGAAGAGAAGATCCGTTTTGAGTAGGCAGTCGTTTAATAATAGCTGGGGCGTTACTTAATTCTCTGAATATTACTTCTGAAGATAGAAAGCACCCAGTTTTCTTAAAAATATCCGAAAGAAACATGCCACAACATAGATTTTTGGATGAATCAATTTCCCACAATAATGGAGAACCACTAAATCCATCTAAATCAAAATAGTCTACCTTTGAAAATTCAAGTTGAACTATTGGACCTTTAACAACAGGTTTTTCCCGACATTGTATACAGTTACCATTGTATCGAGAGTCTTTCTTACTATAACCGAAGAATACCATTTTAGCGCCAGAACTTGGCATTGACTCTTGGTACAAACGAATGAATGAGGGCTCATCTATCCCAATTGGAATCATAACAACTAAGTCTACATCACTTACATGGATTATTGTAGCGTTAAAATTATGATTTGCATCAACAATTTGGAAAGTACTATTCATCTGCTTACTCAAATTTTTAAAAATATGCTTGCATGTTAAAATCAAGTAGAATCCTCTGAACTCAACTAAAAAACATGTCCCAATTATATCATTATTATATTGAACAGTGTATATAGCATCCTGTATCATGCTTTTTTAAAATCCCACTTGATGATACCATTTATCTGAGCTTTAGTAGCTACTTTGCTAATTATAAAATTTCCTTCTGCTCCAATTTCAAAACCTATTTGAAGTTCTATGCTAGATATTGATTTTTGAGCTTCACTAAATTTTTTACTCATTTCTTCACCAATTGACTTCAAAGTATCTAAAAGAAATTCCAATTTTGCTTGGCATGTATCACCAATTCCTCTTTCGACCCATTGAGAATTTGAACCTGTTTGAACTAGGATTTTTGTGTTATCATTTACATACAATTCAATCATAATGTCCTCTCTTACACTAATGTTATATTTCGATTCTTATTTTACCGAAATAGTTAATTATGTTAACATCAAATGGTGAAAGATATTAATTATGTATTCTTCCACCAGTATTCGGCAAAGCAATCCCTATGTTGCATTTTAATACTCCAATTATAGATCATTTAAATCATGTTAAGAGTTTAAATTAGAGAAGTTGATTTATGTCAATAAAAAATTCTGTGGCAACTTAAGGCAACCTGATTTGTCAACATACATGGTAATGGTTTCATAGCTCCAGATTAAGATTATTGGAGCAAACATGGAACAGAGCCTCTTACTGAAAGTCAAAGAGCAGCTTATCCGGCATGAGGGATTGAAACTCAAACCATATCGCTGTCCAGCCGGGAAACTGACCATAGGTATCGGACGCAATCTGGATGATTGCGGCATCTCCCAGATAGAAGCCTTTGTCCTGCTTGAGAACGATATGTTGCGCTGTGAGAGGGAACTACTAGCTGAGATTCCTGAGGTCTATTCCAGGCTAAATGAGACACGGAAGTCGGTTCTGCTCAACATGTGCTTCAACTTGGGCATATCTGGACTGATGCAATTCAAGAACACCCTGGCTTTCATTGGCTCTGGTGATTTTGAAAGGGCTGCTAATGGGATGCTGGCTTCTCGGTGGGCTAAGCAGGTCGGTCGTAGAGCCATTGAGCTTTCTGAACTGATGAGAAAAGGCTGATGCCCGCTGCTTTACCGGTTGAATTGTCTGAAGTCCTAATCTTTTTGAATCTACCCTCGGAGATGCAAAG